TTAGCCCTTCGGGGCTTCTCTTTTTACACATTAAGCGAACAAATGTATATAAATAATCACATAATTAAAGCAGTGGTGAAAATATAACAACAGATAAGGAGGATTTGTTATGTCTCATTTAAGGAAAAGAGGTAAGAAAAAATATCAAATTGTCATAGAGTTGGAATCTGATCCAGATGGTGAAAGAAATTTTATTTATAAAACTGTTAATGCTAAGAAAGATAAAGCTAAAGAAATTATGAATAAAATGGAAAGAGAAATAAAAAGCGGTGTTTTTGAAGGAAGAAAAATAAAGCTTGAAGATTTTCTTTTAGATTGGTTAGAAAATCATAGAAAAAGATTAAAACCTTCTACTCATGAAAATTATAAACATGTAATTGAAAGACATATACTCCCTATTCTTGGTGAATATACTCTGGGAGAGTTAATAGATAAACCAATATTATTAGAAAATTACTATGATCATAAACTTAAAAAGGGGAATTTGACAACGGGAGAAAGTCTTTCTAATAGATTTGTTAGATACCATCATTCAATCATGCACAAAGCTTTTAGTAACGCTTTAAAATGGAAAATGATTAAGATAAATCCAGCCGAACTTGTAGATCCGCCTAAAAAAGTAACTAAAGAAGCTAAATATATGAATTCAAAAAAATTAGAAGGATTTTTAAAGACAGTGGATAATAAGTATTATAGAAGATTATTTGAATTTGCAGCTAGAACTGGTTTAAGAAGAGGAGAAATATTAGGTTTACAATGGGATTTGATTGAGTTTGATAGCAGAACAATACTTGTAAAGCAATCTTTACTTAGGACCAGCGGCCAGACTTTTATTCAAGAAACTACTAAAAACAACCTGGTTAGAAGTGTTCCCTTCTCAAAAAAAGTATATAATCTTTTAAGAAACATAAAAAAAGAGCAGGTTCAAATCAAAACTGAGCTAATGTTAAAGAATTATAATAAAAATAACTTAGTATTTGCCAGAAAAGATGGCACTCCTCCAGATCCAGACTCTATTAGTCATGCTTTTAAAAGATATGCAAGGGCTGCAGATATGGATCAATATACATTCCACAGCCTAAGGCACTCATTTGCTTCAATATTAAAAGAAAATGGACAGGATATACAAACCATTCAAAAACTTTTAGGTCACACTTTAAGGTCCACTACAGCTGATATTTACACCCATGTTTCTGATAAAAGTAAAAATTCAGCAGTGAATAAATTAGACGATATTTTTTAATTTTTGGTTTGAGTCCCCACCTGGCCACCACTTTTGCATTTAGATAAAATCTCTGCCTGCGAGCTGCCTGCATAAAATAAATGTTTGCTGACAATTTAAGAATATATAAAAAATAAAACCCCTGCTATAATGGAACTAACAGAGGTTTGAAATATCTATAGTTTTGTATGAAACCCCGCTAATTTAGATTCAGGGTCTAGTGGTCTCACGACCGTGAGGGTTCGAATCCCTCCTTTCGCACCATTGATATAGCAGTGATAAGAGTCCTTTTTGGGCTCTTTTTTTATTTGCTATAAATTAGACTCTAATGGTTCTTGCCTGCGAGCTGCCTGCAGAGCAAATTTTTTTAAAAATATTTTATCTACATTATAGTACAGTTTACTATATATCTTGTTTTAATGCAAAACTTCAAAACTTAAAACTGAAAATCAAATCCAAGAATTACTCCACTATTTTCTATATTAGCAGGGACCACATTGACCCCTGTTATTATTCCAATGTTCTTTTTATTTAAAATATCATCTATCATTTGTTTTTGAGTATCAATCAAATCCTGCAATCTATTATTAGAGTCTATTAATTTTCGATTGTTCTCCTCAGCTGATTCATAAAATTGCCTGTATTCCTCAACATCTGCTTCCGCCTGGTTGTATAATTTTTTATACTCAGTGACATCTTTTTCTGCTTCCTCATAAAGCTTTTTATATTTTTGAGCGATATCGTACATGTCACGATAATCTTCCAAGAGTTGATCATATTCTTTCGGAGGATCTAACTCCTGAGCATTGACAACAATCGGCACAAAAAGCAAAGATAAAACTATTAAAAATACAAGTAGACGTTTAATTGTTATCACCTTCTATGTGGTTATTAAGCCTATCCTCTAAACTTTCAGCTCTTTCCTGCCGGTCTTTTTGATTATTATTAAGTTTTTCGGCTTTTTCTTTGCGATTTTCTGAATTTTTCTGCAGCTCTTGGTCTTTCTCTTTTCTATTATCAATATCCTTTTCTACTTCATTAACCACTTCTTTTTCCTGATCAGCTTGCTTCTGGACCTGTTTGCTTGCAGCTTTGTATCCACCAGCTGCAGCTCCGATACCTAAAAGAGAAGCCAGCTTCCAACCTCCAAAAAAGAGAGCTCCAATTACTAACAGTGCAGCAACTACAATCAATATAATTTTATGCTTAGTTTTTAGCATTTTGATCACCCATTTTTAATTTTATTTCTAGATTAGTTCTTGTATGCGGAGTTAATTTAATTTTATTTTTATTTTTTAAATAATATTCTTTTGCAGTATCATTAAATTTGATACCCATAGCCTCCCAGTCAATTATCATTTGTTCAATGTATTTATCTGGAATTTCTATCGGGTTCCCATCTGTATCCAGCCAATGCTGCCAATGATGTGGATTGTTGTAATAATGATGTCTCCAAGCCATTTCAAAGCGATGTTTATATTTTGCCTTATCTTTGTAGAAATAACCAGCATATGCCAAAAATTCACTGCCGCTAAACTTACTTAAATCATGAGTTAAAGCATGCAAATAATAGCCTTTTTTAATTGAGATTTTAAAAACATTCCATTTGTGCTCTAAGATATAAAGCAAGTATTTTATTAGGTACATTTTATCACACCTTACTTTTAATGAATGCTTTGATAGCATCACGGCCACCAGTTAGAACAACACTGAAACCTAAAAGCCATTTGATTGTCGGGTCATCTAAATCCTGTCTGACATAACCAGCCACAGCCAGGCTTATACAAACAGCAGCTATTAAGTAAGTAGCTGTAAATTCAGCCCAGTCTGGAATTCCGTTATCATTAGAATCCTCTTTTAAGTTGACTTCATTTACTTTTTGTTCTTCCATATCTTCCATAGTAGTCACTTCCTTATAATTTCTATTCTTTTATTAACCCAGCCACGAATAAATGACCTATATTTTTGGCTATTTTCAGCAAGATTAATGTAGTGCATAATTTGATAGCCATTAAGTAGATTAAACAATCCCACCGGCTTATTACAGTGATTAACAGCTCTCAAAGTGTTAGGACCTATCGCTCCATCAACTGAAATTTTATTATCAGAAAGCAAATTATAAGATTTTTGTAAATTTCTATTAGCTCGGCCAGGTCCCATGTTTACTGCCTGATCAAACATTTCAATTGCTACATCTCTGTTTTTAATTTTGTTATATTTCTGATCAAGCCAAAACTCATGGTAATAAATATCTCTGGCCTGGTGCAGTTTTAAATCTCTCATATCTCCTTCATATCCATTTCTTCTTGCTACTGCTTCTGTGATGCCAAAATTAGTAGCACCACCAGGATCATCTTTGTGGTTAACATAGCCACCTTCAATTTCCATAACTTCTTCAAAAGCTTTTTTGAAAATATTATCCATTTTAAAACACTCCTAATTTTGATAATGCCAATAAAATTGCGATTATCCAACCAATCCACTCTCTCCAATTTGTAGTAATTTCTTTTTCTGTTTTCCCTTTAGTCTCTATTTTATTAACTTTAGAAATGAATTTTTCTAATAATTCTCTGTCTTTTTCCCTGTCTTCTATAAGCCCATTATATTTATCAAATTTTCCGTTAAACTCAGTCAGCTGAGAAGTTAAGTTTTGAATCATCTTATATAAGTCTTTATTTGAATACCAATCACCTTTTACTAATTGTTCAATTTTTCTTTGATTATCTTTAGACCTATCTGCATTTTCTTCTATCTTTTCTCTTAAGGGGCATTCATCTATGCTGTGCCCTTTGCTTTCCATCAAATCACCTCAAAATAGCCCTACTACAAGGCAAAAGTATTTGCTTTTCTGTATATTGCATCAACTTCTTTGTTCTAGAACGTCCTCTAAATCTAGTTGATTAAGTATTTCATCTTCTAACTGGCCAATAACTGACATTGTGAGATTGTGGCTGTCACAATGTTTTAATATTCCTAAATAACTCTGCACACTAGCATTTATTTCATTGATCTCCACCTCCTCTTTATAGTATTTTTTCTGTAGATATTTAAGCCGTCTTTTTAGTTTTCTTTTTGTGCTTTTTCTCAATTTTCTATATGGTGGATAAGTAACATATCCGCAGAAATCTATTCCATTCCAGATATTATCAACAGTAGTTTTGTTGTTAAGTTCTAATTTAAGATAATCAGCAAGAAATATTTCTATCTCCTGTCTGATTGTATGTAATTTATTTTTTGATTTTCCTAAAATAACAAAGTCATCCATATATCTAACATAATGCTTTGCTTTGAGAGTATGCTTAATGAATTTATCGAGAAAGTCTAAATAAACATTGGCAAACATTTGGCTGGTTAGATTACCAATAGGTATTCCAATTCCTTTAATTTTGCCTTCTTCAAAATGGTGATCTCCCAGGTGAATGCCAAACTCACCATCATCGCTTTTAATTATTCTCCAGAGTAATCTTAGTGTATCTTTGCAATCTATCTTTCTTTTAATAAGTTCAAAAAGAACTCGATGATCTATTCTATAAAAGTATTTTGCTACATCAGCTTTCAGAAAATAGGTTTCGCCTGGTTGCCTGTCTAGTTTTCTCATCCAGTGTCTTAACTGATCTGCAGCATAATGAGTCCCTTTATTTTCTCTGCAAGCACAACTATGCTCATAAAATATATTGTCGAAAATAGGGAAAATCTGTCTATATATGGCCCATTGAACTACTCGGTCCCTAAAAGGTAAAGCCATAACCAGTCTTTGCTTTGGTTCGTAAACATAAAACTGATGATATTTACCTTGCTTATAAGTTTTGTGGATTAGTTCATTCTGTAGCTGGATAAGATTGCTTTCTAACTGCCTGGTAAACTGCAAGACTTCATTTTTAAATCTTTTTTTCTTTCTTGCTTCTATATAAGCTAAATATAAATTCTCAAAATCGTATATTTTTGGATATAAATTTCTAAATTTTTTTGGAATATTATCACCACTTTCTCTGTATTTGGGTGAAAAGAAAAACCCACTCTTATTTAGAGCAGGTTTTAGGGTGTCAGCCGTGACAACTTTCTATATTTCAATACTTGCTGCCTAACTAACAATTTAAATTTTTTCCTGGAGGGACAAATTTGTTTCTCAGGATGGAAGTAGGCCCCTTTATTTATGTTGCTGGCACTGGATAACAACCAAGTAGGTTGCTAACTTCTGGCCTAAAAATATAAATAGAGCGGAGCGGAAGCCAATGTTGTTGTTCGAGTTCGAACGCTCATTGTTCAGGTTCAACTGAAAGACACCGGCTTTCGAGCCGTTGTTCCAGTTGCCACCACGGATCGGCAAACGCATCGGCCTACTACCGAAAATTTATAAAATTTTAATTTTGCTTTTCTATTGTTTTCATCCAGCCACCAATTAACTTGCCTACTTCATCAAGTTTTCCAGACCAGATGCCGTACTTTTTAAAAGGAAGAAATTCTAAATCTTTGGCTAATCTTATATAAGTAGTTATCAATTCTAATTGAGTATCCATTTCTCTTAATGTAGTCTTTTTGTAATATTTTTTGTTGGTTATAATTATTAATTTTAAAAGTTTTATCATTGCTTCTTTTATCTCTGCAGCAAAAGTATGCTTTTCACTGCGAGGGAATTGTTTTAATGCCTGGTAACCATACTGGATCATGTCATAAGTCTTTTGATATACTATTAGATTTTCCAAATTATCATCCTTCAAGTAATGTAGGGGAAGGCTATCGCCCACCCCTAACAGATTTTAGAGTTCAGATTTATAGAGAAACAAAAGCGGAGCGGAAGCCAATGCCGCTGTACGAGTTCGAACGCTCAATGTGCAAGTTCAACTGAAAGCCACCGGCTTCCGAGCCGTTGCGCCAGTAGCCACCACGGATCGGCAAACGCTCACCGTAGTTTCTAACATAAATATAATCTCCGTTATATCCTGTGCCTTCCGGGAATACAGCCAAATATTTTAGTCTTTCAGGAACTGTAAAGCCAGTATCAGCGGTCATATTCTCAAAAATATGAGAGATATATTCGCTACTTGCTTCGTCCATTACATTGTCAATTACACTATCAAGCTGTAATGTAGTGCCGTCTACATCCATATAAGCTCCGAGATCTAACCAGCCTGTATTATCTCCAGCAGCATTACCAGTCTGAAAATCATTTTCATCATGAACCCAAATTTTACCGTCAACTAGCTTTAAGCCATCGACCCATTCATGAACATTTCCATTTAAATCAAATATGCCTGCTAGAGTTCCATCGTGAGACCATGAAGCAGGTCCAGATCCGGTTGCTACCCTATATGTTTTGTAAGGGTCTCCACCACCATAAGTTTCTACACCTTTTTCATGCGGAGCACTTATATCCTGACCATAGTCATTGTTACCTCTGGGCTCATAACCATTTTTCCTGCACCAGAGTGCAATAGCAGCCCATTCTGCATTGGTCATAAGATGCCAGCCAGTTCCCTTAGCAAATGATGCAGCTCTCGCTGTATCAAAATTAATTGATGTTGCTGGGTCCTGATTAGGGATTGAATAAGCCCGGCTGTTCTTGATAATATTTTGATATTTTGAAATGAAAATTTCATCCTTAACCACACCGTTAACAATGAAAGCTGGATGCGGTTCGTTTGGCCAGGTGTCTACAACATCATCTAAATTAAACTTAGGCAGCCTATACATAACAGAAGGATTTCCCTGATCATCATATAGAACTGTGTTTCTTCCTCCGGTTTGAGCTTCAACAGCTGCTCTGTAACTATCTTTTATACTAAATACAAAAGGTTCCATTAATTAATCACTTCCTCTTTTTGATTTTGTTTAAGAATATAATTAGGTAGAGCCCATAAATCGAGCACTACTTCGTCTACATTAAAAGGTTTTTTGACCTTTTCGTAAACTGTTTTTCCATCTTCGTCCACTTCTCCAGTGCCCTGCATTTCATATTCAGCTGCAGGAATAGTTATGTTTGCTACATACCATTTATCGATACCTTCCACCAGATTACCTGTTTTATTTGTGTAAATATCGACAGTTTTCTTTTCATCATCCTGCATTACCTCTAAATCAAGGCCAATGCTTTTATCTAAAACACTCAAAACTAAAAAATTCCCATTTAGGGAATAGTCAGCTTTTTCTCCAGTATTCAATTCGTTAATTATCATCTATTGCTGCACCTCCTTATTTGACATCAAAGTTAATTAAAGTCCATTTGATAGTCGCTTCATCTTCACTACCGGTAAAACTAACTTTAAATCCATTTGATGTCTTGTCATAAACCTTTATGTCACCAACAAAGCCAGGGTCACCAGATACAAGCTCAGTAACTACTTGATAATCAGGTGCATCATACTGCACAAAACCATCTAAAGCTACAGCTGTATAATTATCAGCAGTGACAGTCACTTCTCCCTGCATTATTTTTTGCTTTTTTATTTTCTCAAATTCCTGGTTAAGTTTCTGAACAAACTGCAGAGTCTGGAAAGCAAGTATCCCGGATGGTCCTAAAGCTGTTTGAACACCGGATTCAATTCTTTCCATTTTCTTTTTACTTATAACTGTACCCTGCTGTATAACATTACCATCTGCATCCACTACATGATCTATCCACTCGAGTGGAGTATAATTTTCATCATATATCATTTATTATTTACACCTCCTGGATATCAAAATCAAAAGCGATCAATAAACCTTTTAAATCTCCTTTTTCTATCTGATCTGGTTTATCAGCAAAAATACTTCCTTCATCATCAATGAGCTCAAAATTGGTTAGGTCCCCAACTCCCTCGGCTTCATTTAAATAGAGAAAGATTCTAAGTTTGCTGCCATCTATTTTAACTTTATAAATGTCAGTTTCTTTTTTCTGGCCATTGACAGTATAAGTGCCGTGACTAATAAAACTGTCAGTTTCTCGTGCTAATTTATTGAGGCCTGCACTTGTGATCATATTGCCACCTCCCCGCATCTAAAGGTATTGCAGTAATTATAATCTTTAGCGTACTTTTCAAAGCTGATATTAAAGTTAAGTATTGATTTAAAACTATAACCTCTGTTGCTTTCTTCATATCCTCCAGAAATTAAATTAGCTGTAAAGGGTAATATTTGATCAGCAGTGCTGTAAATTTCTTGCACATTCATCCTGTCAATAACTCCTTGCGGGTAATCAATTTCTGTACTGCCAGAATATAAGCCGGCCAAAAATGGATATTCCTGTTTTTGAGTAGAGTATTTCTCATATACATTGCTTAAATAAATTTCACCAGTGAACTGATCAGTCCATTCTCCAGTTTTTACAGTGTCGCAATACGGCAAAGTAGACATTTCAGTATAGGGCATTGTGGCAACTATATTGATGTCATCCTCTTCGATTAAAAAGAAATCAGTGCTTATTCCACCGCCTACAACATTATTAAATAGATTAATAAATCTTTCGTAAGTGATGTTATAATCACTAAAAACTTCCGAAGGGAAAGACAAGAATATAGATGCAGGTTGCTCTTCCGTAACAAAAGACCACCCTTCCTGAACATAAATGTCCTCGGGTGGCCTATCTATTGCCAGACTTAAAGCATCTATTATATGAGGTATTGAGCCGTCACTGGTGTTCTCTGCTATTTTAATTCTAATTAACAGCCTGTATAAAGTATCATCATTACCTTTTCTTGATTCTCCGACATTCGCACCATAATGATCAAGTGTTTTGCCGTAAGCATCATTTAGATTTTTGACTTCCTCTATATCGTCAAAAGCAGTTTGAACAATCTCCATTTCTTCAGCTAACATTCTTAGCTTTTTAATAAGATCGGAATCCTCATTTTTAGTAATGAAGCTTATAAACTTCTCTTTCATTGCTTCTAATATTTTAGACATGGTTGATCACAACCTTAGTTGGATCAGTAATTGCAACTTCCAATCCTGAAATCTCAATATTTTCTTTTGTGGTTGGACTTGCAGTGGTGCCGATATATAATTCAAAATCAATAATACCGCTGCAGGCTCCATGTATTTCATGAGTAATTTTAGAGTGGATAATATCATCAGCTATTATCAATTCATCTAAATATCCAACAATAGCTTCAGTTATTAAATCATCACCATCTACCGGGTAATCATCATTAGTTATAAGATCTATTGTGTAGTATGTGTCTACATCAGTAGGCCTTGAAAATCCAATTTTGTGGGCTGTTCCACCCTCATCATATACATCAGTGACTATATCTCCATATGCTCTTATTCCACCCGCTTTTGCAGTATAAATAGCCTGAGCAATATCTTCTTCTGAACCTCCCAACACTACAGCAAATACTGACTTCATAGGCATACCCAAAGAATTTGTTGTTTCTGTATCATTTTCAAAAACTTTTACCTGTCTAACTTCATTTATATCAGAGACTGCAGCAGTTATAGCTGCAATTACATCACTTGAGTTCTGGCCGAGCTGGTTAAAATATCTTTTTCTTAACTCATGATTAGTTTCCCTATCCCTTCCGAAATCAGCTGCTACTGGGTTTGTAATAGAGTTAACTCCTGAAATAGGCTGAGTAATAACAGTAATAGTATTTGCCGGCACATTACCTTTTTCACCAGCTTCTTTTGCTATCAGCTGAACCTCTGTTTCTCCATTTGATTGAATAGTGGTATTATATTTAGTCTCAAATTTAATTGAGCTGTCAGTTTCAGTTTCAACAGTCCAACCCTTATCTATCTCAGTGCCAGGGGTTCCTATTACAGTAAGTGGAACTTCTGATTTTCTTTTTCCTTTTCTTTTAACATTTAGATTAGATACGGCATAATCTAAACTTTGATCTTCAGCCAAAATTACATAAGCTGAATTATATACTTTTTCAGCCACAGACCAAATCAAAGATAAACTGAAAGCGAATAGCCTTATAAACCAACCATTTACAGAGGATGATGAAACATTTACATCTTCTCCAAAATAACTTTTTGATTTTTCTTCTAAAGACTCAACAATATCTTGATAAGTTTTTTTCTTAAACCCTTTTTCTGTTACACCAAATTCATCAGACATTAAAATTCCACCTCCCCTGACGATTCAATTAAACCTTCAGTAGTTAAAGCTTTGAAATATATTTTAAGCTTTCTATTTTTTTGGTCTGAAGTATCAACATTGATTTCTAAAATTTCTTTAACTCTATCTTCTTTATAGATTGTTTTGATAAGTTCGGATCTGTGCTTTCTGGCCGTCGCTTTCTCTCTGAAAAGTTTTAACCAGGGGTGACCAAAATCTAAATCAAATATCCATTCTCCTTGATTAGTCATTATTCTTATCCAAAGAGCTTGCTCAAGTTCCATTTTTCCAGTAGCTTCTTCTATATCGTGTAGTTCGTCAAATTTCGTAGTTCCGTTTTCTTTATCAAAATAAAAACTTCTCATATAATCACCGACTTAATTAAAGCTGCTATCAAACCGCCTGCTGCAGTAAATAAAAAATCAGCTAATTCAACAGTATGGTTCTTCGGATTTAAATAATCATAAATCTCTTTAGCCGCTCCGGCCAATGCAGCAAACCAAAAATTTAATAATAAACTTATAAAAAAACCTGCAATCAAATGACCTTTTTTATCTTTTTGCATTATTAAACCACCACCTAATTTGTAAACACTTTTCCACTTGTGTCAGGGCTTGCTGAAGTAGGAGTTCCAGTAGTACCGCCACTATCCCCTGGGTGTTTATGGCCATCCAACCAGGCTTTAAGTGTATCTCCCATACTTAGCCCTTCACCACCGGAACCTCCGAGATGAACTTCTCCGTTCACAGTAACTGTCGGAGCTGTCACTGTAGCGGGACTATCTGAAATAATGTCTGTAACACCAGTAGTATCAATTTTAGTATCTCCATCAGTTTGGATTGTAGTGTTGCCAGTAGTTTTGATATCAGTATCTCCATTAGTTTCAGCCAACAGGCTACCATCTTTCATCATAACTATTCGGCTGTCAGCTTCTTGATTTTCAAATAACAAGTCTTCTCCATAATTAGAATTTAATTCGTTTTCCTGTTCGGATTTGAGACCTTTAATAACTACAGCATCATCAAAAGCATGTTTCCTTTTATACTTAACACTCTCTGGGTCACCAGTAATCAATAGTTTATCCAGCGCCCTTTCATTAAAAAGCACCTGGACTACATCGCCTTTTTGATATGGAGGTCTAATTATAAAAGAGCCAGCGTTTAAATGACCAACAGGTACTTCTATTATTTTTGGGATAGTAACTTCTTCATCATTTAATATTTTTTTAGATAAAAGAGTAATTTCAGCTATCATAGTTTCCGGATCATACTTTTCTATTTTAGCTGGTAAAGCTACATGCAGCTCTTTTAATTCCTGATCAATTAATTTCTTCATTAACTTAGATCCTCTCACGCTTTAACAACCTCCATTTCTGTAATGAAATCACTGCTTGATAATTTATGCAGCCCTTTTTTTACTCTAAATAGACCGGAAATAGTTTTGCTTTCTATACTGATGATACTGTCAGCCCATATTCTATAATTTAAAAGAGATTGTACTTTATATCCTTCTTCTCCGTCCTCATCAATCTTTTGCGGAGAAGCTATTAATCCGGTCCTTTTATTGAGGTTAACAATCTCTCTGGTTCCAACTTCTTCAGGTCTCAAATAAATTTTACTTCTACCAACATGCAATTTAGTAGCTGCATCTTTTGCTATTTCTTCGAGAGCGGTCTTAACGGTGCCAGAAAAAGTCTTTCCTTTAGGATAATCAATATTATTGGCTAAATTAATTTCTCCAACTCCAAAAGGGAGCATATCAATTAAATCAACAGCAACATCTCTGGCTCTAATACCAGCTCTCCAGGTCTGATTAACTGTAGTATTCAACCAATCCGAAGTATTATCGCCGACTACAATTTCAGTAATCTTATCTGTTGTATCCCACGATGTTTGAGTATGAGATATAACTCCAGGCAAGAGCAGACCAACATCATTTTTGTAGCCAGCTCTTAAAGTGAAATTAGTATCTTTTTTAAGAAGATCAATTGTTTTGTTGCTGATATTAAAAAATCTTACATGGCCGACATTGCCATCTGAGTCAGTATTAAAATTAACTTCAAATTCTAAATCTAAATCAGGGTATTTTATCTCTTTATTTTCTAGAGTAAATATTACTCTTCTTCCAAAAGCTTTTGACATTAGTAATCACCAGCTATATATAGCTTCACGCTGTCATAAAAATTATTGTAAGTAACTCCTTCTTTTTCTGCGGCCATTGTTTTATCAAGTGGTATTATTCCGATACCGTCAGGCAGCCTGTCATCAATAATATTGTCGAACATATTCGTGCCGTAAGTTATTTTTTTACCTTCAAGTATAGCCTCCCCGGTAGAATCAAAAACTGACATAACAAAAAATCCTTGATGATTCCAACTTATTTCAAATATAAGTTCAGTTCCTGCTACATCAGTCAAAAATCTGTCCGGGACCTGTTTAATATTTTCTTTTTCTACAGGTAAATATTTAACTTCCATTATTCATCACCGCCGAAAGGAGAAATCATTGAGGTAAGAATTGACTGATCAGTGCTTTGTTCATCTACATTTTCAGTTTTATTTGAGCGTTCTTCTGTTTCTGTAGCATTTTGCTGCACTTCATTGCCGGTTGAAGGATCAGTTCCTAAATTAACAAATATAGTCTCCTGCTCAGCTACCTGAACTTGTTTTAAGGAAATGCTGCCTTGATAACCATTTGCTATTTGAGCATCAGTATCAAAATTTATGCTCAAAATAACCATGTTTTCATATAATCTATAATCTTTAACATCCATATAATTAAAAACTTCATCATACTGGCTCGCTTCTTCTAGTCTATCCCGCTGATCTTCTGCTTCATCTCCGGCTATAACGAATGTATGATTAATTTCAACTGGCTGGTGATTAATATGATCAGCTATTTCTGTTTTATCCTCAACCGGCTTTTCAGTAACTTCATTTTTTAAATTAATAGATTCTTCTGGAGCAACCTCTATTTCTATATCAAAATCATCATTGTATAATCTAGCCAACTGAATCACCTACCGCAGCTGTTGCCTCTCCGTCAAAATACTGCTCTATTATTTTAATTATCTTTTGAGCATCCTGAACTGTATTATTTGAGCCTTCAAGATTAAGGTTCTCAATTATTACTTTCTTTTCTGATTTACTGTTACTACTTTTATTGCTTTGATTATAATTATTATTTGTAACGCTTTGAGATTGACCAAATCCACTGTCAGAAATGCCTTTCATCGGGCTGTAATCTCTTACAATAGTTTTAGGCTCAGCAATCATTGACTCAGTCCACATATTGCTTAATGGTCCAGTAACTTGCTCTCTGGACTTATCGACACCTTTTCCAATAGTTTGAGTGAGTCCTGGTCCTACCCTGTCTAACTGGCTCAATGGTCCAATTTTAGCAGGTGATTGAGGCAGATAGTCCATTATCTTTTTAGCCATTCCCTGCATCCAGCCTGGCAGTTTATCCATTGCTGTTTCAATAGCAGTTTTTAAAGCAGACCCAAAGTCTATATTGCTTAATTTACTTTTGATTTTACTGGCCCATTCATCAATTTTTGCTATTGGATCTGGTATATCCGGCATGCTCAAGCCCGGCAAATCGAAAGAAACTAAATTATTAACAAAATTCTTTCCGCTATTCCAGATTGATTTTATTCCGCCTACCAAATCAGGAAGAGTCGGTAGTTTAATAGCCGGCAGTTCTATTTCAGTTTTATCTTTAATAAACTGCCTGCCTGCTTCATAAATCTTATTAATTATATCTGGTAGGTTAACAGGTGGTATTAAAAACCTAACTAAAGTCAGCGGGTTATCTTTAACATAGTTTGCTGCAGCTATAATTTTTTCTTTAATCGCTCCAGCAATATCTGGTATATGACTCAATTTGAAAATATCCAAAAATAAATTACCTATAAAATATAATTTTGCAGAAACAATAGTTTTTATTCCTTCAAATATATCAGCTATGCCGCTGTAAAACTGATCAACAGCGTCCCAGTACATTGCGAAATCACCGGTTACTATCCCTTTAATTAAACCTGATATCATTTTAATTGGTGAGAAAAGCATCTTAAAAGCGCCTTCAAATATCCTTACAGCTCCAATTACAGTTGACTGAACCAGTGGCTCTATATAAGCAAATGATGCTTTGATAGCTTCCCAGGTCCAGAGTGCTGCATTACCTACATCAACTAATACACCTTTTAAATCTTTGTTTATTCCGGCCCATGCTAAAAACTTATTAATTATAGGCAGCAAAGTGCTTTCTCCACCGTTTAAACCTACCCATAAATCTTCTATTGCTAAAACAATTCCGGTCACTGCTGCAGCTATACCAAAACTACTTATAGAAAATATTCCAGCTATAAAGGGCCATGCTGCACTTACTCCACCAATAGCCGCTGCTATTCCAGTTATTGCAACACCTATTGCAAAGAATCTAGTAGCAGCCTGAAGTTTTTCGCTTTCTTCTAGCTTTTCAAGAAATTTATTAGTAACAATCAATCCTTTATTAAATGATGGTATAAAACTAAAACCCATTGCGATTGATACATCGCGAATATTACCTTTAAATCTTAGCCACTGGTTGTTAAATTCCATTGCAGTTCTGGTTGCATCGTTTACTGCATCTCCAGACTGTCTGATCATTTCATTAAATCTTAACTGCATTTTTGTGAGATTGTCTAAATCTCTGAAATTCTTTTGATATCCTTCTCTTTGAGCAACTAAATTTAATTGAGCTTCACTCAACTGGATACCTAGCATTCTGACAGCCTCATGATTACCCACCAGGGCAGACTGCATAGCTTCAGCAGCTCTTGCTGTTGCCACATTGTTGAAAGATCCTAAGTCAGCTGCTAAAGTAACCATTTCTTTTGAAAGACCTGCAGCTTCATCCCGAGCTAAACCCATTGGCACCAGTACATCCTGAAAACTGTTTAACCAGCCTAAAGTAGCATATTCAGAGCGTCCAATACTTTGAGCATATTCATCAGCCCATTTTCTCGTCTGGTTAGCAACCTCTCCAAAAACAACATTAAATTTATTTACAGTTTCATTGGCATCCGCGGCACTGAACACCGATCTTCCTATAGCAGCAAAGCCCATTCCAGCTGCTATACCTAATTGATATCGGTACCGCTCTAACACCGCAACACCATTACTTATTTGCTTTTTAGCATCATGAAAGGCAGCAGATATAGCCCGGCCGGCAGTTACTGCTTTTCTTTCCAGAGCTCCCATTCTATCAGTAGCTCTTATTACATTGTTTTTAAAGCTATCAACTCTTCTATCAGCCTGGGTAAGTGGCCTATCATTTATTCCAAAGCCAACTTGAAAACCCAAAAACCTTTGTGCTCCTCCTGCTGGCATATCTACCGCCCTCCTTCAGAACTATTTTTCATTTCATCATTGAAAACTTCTAAAGCAGCCCTGGCTTCTAAAAAATGATCTAAATCCCATTTTGCAACTTCTTCCTCAGACTGCATCTTAAAAACCAGAGCCCAGTAATCTTTAAGAAGCCCTTTTATCTGCCTTTTGTACCGATCATGGTTTACTATTAACTCACCTTTTTTGTTTATAGAGCTATACTTAGGCTCCAAGAAACGTTTCTATACTTTTTACAACCTCTTTCAGTTCCTTAGACCTGTTATAGTTTTCTATTTCTTCAATTAAGTCCTGAACATTACTTAATTTTTCAAAGTCATCCATGGTGATATCTTCTTTTAAAGCTTCGGCCATTAAGTTATCAATGTAAACTTCCTGAGAAAACTGCCCGGCTTCATCTTTAGAATTATCTTCAATTTCTAAAATTTCTTTATTTCCGATGTACTTAACTGTATATTCATCACCGTTTACAGTTACTTTTTTCTCTTTTTCAGCCTTAACATCAAAGTCATCTATCTTAAGCGGGTTAATCACTACATTATCTAAAAGACCGCCGATATATTTCTTTCTGGATGTAGATCCATAGCGGTCCCGACATTTGTCCTGATGTTTTATGTACCATCTGACACCAGGGTTTTGCAGTGTATATTTATTATCCCCTACAGCTATTGTTTTTTTGTTACCTTCTTTACCCATTATTTATAATACCCCCTCGAATGCTTCCTCATAGTCAGCTACAAGCAGAACCCATTCTCTATCTCCGGGCTCATTGGACTTTACATTATCAGGTAAGTTTTGAACTACACATCTACTACCTGTTCCAGAAACATCACCGTCAAAGTTCTGATCAACTGTAGAAAAGCCAAATTCTTCATCTGACTTATATAAACCATACAGCTTTTCGTTTGCCGGGCTGGTCTCTTTTAATGTAATTGTAGCCTTCGCTCTATCATCAGCAGACTTTGAAAATGTAACTTCTCCCTGAGCTCCAACATGAGAAGTTCTTTTCTCAGACATTCTTGATATCTCAACCATTGAGTCTTCAGCAAATCCAGTCAAAACAAAATTATCTACAATTGTTATTACTTTGGTTGGATCATAATTGACCATTTATAATACCTCCTTTACAGTGTTAGGTAGAAATCTAATTCTACATTGTGCCAAGCTCCAGAATAGGTTACTGTCGATTTAACGCCCTTTAGAACTCTGTTTGCTAAATCATTTTTCAGCAAGTCTTTTCTGGTAGGATAAGTTACTGTTGACATGAAATTACCGTCAGCATCTTTAGCAACAGCTCCATTTCTAGCAGCCACTTTATTAACCTGCTTAGCTGCATCAACAAAAAGACCGATTCCTGCATTATCCTGGCCGACTTTCTGGCTGGTCTTTAATACGCGGAATATCTCTTCTCTATATCTTGCAGCAAACCAGTGTTTTGCAACAGTTGTATCAATAAAATCACCATTACTCATTACACCTTCTGCGACATATAAAGAGCCGCCCCATTCTTTATAAATATTTGCATTAACAGCTTGCAATGCTGCTGTATCAGCTGGCAAATAAGTAGCTTTAGCAGTATTATTGATAGTTTTAAACTTAAGAGTATAACTACCAGGAGTCATTGGCAGGATTCTACCTAAAGCACCTGCATCAAGATACTGCTCTTCATCATTTACACCACCATCATGAGCGAATAGAGCAAAGTTCTGGTTTTCTATTCCCTGCATAAAGGTTTCGATATCAGCTACAGCTGCATCTTTACCCAAATCACCAAACATTATTTTTTCTTTTGAAGCTACCCAGTTAGCAGCTTCTTGAACATCGGCTTCAGTGTTACTTGCGATAGCCAAAGCGTACCAATCATTATTTTGAGTTATTAATTTATCTAGCTCATCAGTGATTGTGCTTGTTTCTGTCGCAACATCAACACCGTAAATCATAACTTCCTGAACCTTTGGCTGCTGACTTAACATAGCATTAACTTTTTTATACGCTAAATCAGTACTGGTCCAGTTCTGGATCTCTCCAGTGTCTGAAACTATTTCTAATGGATTGGTAACAGTTGGGTCAAAAACCAAACCAGTACCGAATCCTTTTTGAGCTACAGCTCCTGTTTCATCATATACATTTACAACAACAGGATCTCCCATTTAAAGATCACTCCCTCTTTATAAATTTACGTCTAAAATATCTTCATCATCAGAAAATTCTACTTCAAGTTCAACCTCTTCGAATGTCTTTTCAATTATCTTAACTTCATCATTAAACTGCAGAACTACATCAAAACCTTTTCTATCTTCATAATCAGTCTGTAAATAAGTGGTCCTGTCCTGCATATTTGTTACATTGATAATCACCACATCATACTGATCAAGAAATCGCTGGCCCAGTTTAGGTATTCTAAACCACTCAATTAATTTTGAAATGTATTGGCTCACATCTTTGCCAAAAGCGTTAAATGATATCGTCACTCTCGGATTTGAGTAATAAGAGTATTCGATATCCTCATCAAAATTAGGATCATCACTCTGAACCACTTCTTTTTTTATGAACATTGACTGAGCATTCCCGTTTATATCGTA